GACAGTCCACCGATGGCTTAAAAAATATGGTATTCGCCGTCCTGCGCGCGCGCGTCCTGCCAAAGAGCTTCTCGAAGACCTTTATATGAATCAAAAGATTAGCCCTCGACAGATTGCCGAGGATTATGGCGTCACTGTCTGGACTATTCAGAACTGGATGGAGGAATATGGAATCCCCCGTCTCGGTAACGCTCATCTGCTCAAAGGAAAATCTGCAACTTGGAATATAGGGCTGAAACGCACGGATGAAGTGAGAGAAAAGAATCGTCAGGCGCATCGCGGCAAGACGCCCCACAATTACGGAAAAGGCAGGGTATCTTTCGTGTGTGAAGTTTGCGAAAAGGAAGTTTTTGATAAACCTTATCGCAAAAAGCGCACATGCTCGGATGAATGTAGAGCGAAACTTTCTCATATCAACCGTGGTGAAAAACATTGGAATTATCAAGGCGGCGATCCGGCAAGCAAGCAAAGACAACGTCTTTGGGCGGCCAGCAAAGAATGGAGAGCCGCGGTTCTCAAGGCGGCTAACCGTACTTGTGCTAAGTGCGGTCAATATGCGAGCAAATTGATTGCACATCATATCTATGCCTGGGCAGAATACCCGGAAAAGCGGTTTGATATTGCCAATGGTGCTTGTCTTTGTAAAACCTGCCATACTCAATTCCATAAGCTTTATGGTTCCCGCAAGAGTACACACGATCAATACTCGCAGTGGCTTACCACGTCGCAATAGCCACCCTTTTCCACGTATTTGAAGCGGTGCAACAGTACAAAAATCCACTGTCCCAACAGATCTCGCCGGCGTTTCCTGTTGCCGTCCCACTGGCCGGTGTCCGGCTGGTACGTAATCGCAATGTGCTTCCAGTCACATCGATGCCGGTTGCGCTGCTAGTTAGCGCGGGTGCGGCAGCCGCGTTGCCGAGTAGCAAAGTGCCATCTACGCCGGCGAATCGCATCACCTTTGTAAGCGTAGCCGCAACATCCACAGACACGACGAGATCCGACGTACCCCATGATGTATTGGCGTTTTCCACACCGACACGCGCGCGCACGCGTCCCACCCCGCCCGATGTATTGCCGTAGAAATCGAGTGCGCCGCAATTTTGTAGTGACGCATCAAATGCCGGATTGGTCGTGTTGCGAACCGTCAGAATCGGCGCTGTCGCTCCCCCGCTGCCGCCGGCTGCAACAACCTGCATCACCGAAACCGGAGCCGTTGATCCGCCAACGCTTACCTTCCCGCCATCCTCGATGAAAATACCGTAGTTTCCACCGTCGTCCTCGATTGACACGCCGCTACTGCTGCGCCCTCGGAATCCATCACCCAAAATGCGCCGGCCGCTGCCGATGTCCCAGTTTGCCGTTAGTGCCACGCTCCCGTTTTTCTTGAGATAGTCAGACAGCACCAATGAGGATGTGGCCGCCGTGATGAAGTTGGCGTAGGTGATTGCCTTCGTCGCTGCGCCCGCGGCATTCCAGAGCGGCAATTTATCACTATTCGCCATCGTTGTGATGACATCGAATTCATGGATTGTTTTTGTTTCCGGCATCTATCCAATCCTCAAATTGTTGCGTGTCATCTCGGCAATCGGCGTTACATCTGTGTCTTGCCAGCGGTCAACCGTAGCAACGTCTAGCGCCGTGGTGCGTAGCTCCTGATCGTTAATCTCGGTTGTTGCGCCCATGATGTAAAGATCCTGGTTGACGTTGACCACTACCCGGTTATCGGCCACCCGGCGAAACAGACATTTGATCGTCTGGAATGGCCGGATGATTTCCGGCGCATGAGCGAGCGACAATTGAAAAAATTGCGCCGGCTCGCTGCGTAGCTGTAAATCCCTAAGCGCCAGGTCAAAAAGCTGGTTAGACGCTGATTCTTTATCCGCCGCCGCTGTGCTATTTGCCCGGATGTCTGGAAATTTCATCCATCCTTCAACCCGGCCATAGTCGATCTCTGCCTGATCCGCTTTGATGTATTTGTTGGTCGTATCGAGCGTATAGCCGGATGGCGCCGCCTTCGTGCAATCCGCCAGTGTGGTCAATGCGCCGGACCCGCCAACGATTTCACCACCATAAGGCAACGCTCGGCTAATCAGGTCAAACGTGTCTTCGTTCCAGGTTAGTTGCTCGATAAAACAGGTGTTGGCGTCTGTCACATCTGGATTTACCGGTGCTTCGATGGCGCGTAAACCGCTATCCGGGAATGTCGTATCAAATTTCAGGTTGCGAGAGTTATTCATCCATACATGACACCGTGATAGTTCGGCTAGTTTTATCGCCGCTGCCAGGCAGCTTTCGCCGGCAAACTCATAGTAAATATCGTTATTCCCCGGCGAGCTCGCCGCCGTTCTACTCCAACCGGCAGGCATTTTAGTTAGTAGCGCCGTCACTGCATCGGCGTGCGTGATCGGACTAGTGCCTGAGTACAGCGCCAGAAATTCGACGCTGCGCCATGCAAGCTCACGTAACAGATCGTCACCAGAAACGACAATCATCACGTTGCCATCTGGATCAGGCGCATAATCAACCAGATCGATAATGCCGCCGAATCCGATCTCCGTTGGCCCGGTGTCCAGGATGGCGTAACAGTGAGCATAGCGACGCTTCTGTATAATGCTCGCTTTTTCATCGCTGGCCGGAAACGAAAATCGAAAATTGCCGGCTCTATCCACTCGCTCAGTTGAACGCCAGAAAGTTGCCGAAGTTATCGGCCCGCTCCCGAATTTAGCGCCGGCGCTATTGGTAATGTCGATATAAAACTGCACAACTCACATCCATTGATCGTAATGCACCGCTTGAATCGTCCCTGGCCCGCCGGTTATTGTCACGGTCATATTGTTCGTTCCCGGCGACAATCGCAACCAGGAATCAATCGTGTGCGCGCCGTCTAGCGTGAAACTGCTATAGGCATCACTACCGTTGTTTTTGACCGTTTGCTTCCCGATGTCCACAACCAGGCTTGTACCCGATGCGATTGTCCCGCTGAATGTCCAGCTTTGATTAGCACCCAGGCTGACAATTAAATTCGTAATGTTTGTTGTGGCCGCAACCGTGATCACGGCGTCTCTGACTTCCTCCACACCGGAAACGGTAACAGCAAAAGCGTTAGCGCCTGAACTAATCGCCGTGGGGCCGGTGGTTGTGCTATTAATCGCTTTCCACGGTATACCGGCGGCCTCTAGAACAACATCCACAACGGCAATGCGATCTATATTTTCAACGCGCCGGATGTGGTTGCAGACTAGCAATCTGGCGGTCTTAAACTGTTCTTCATCATCCTCCTCGCGGATGCGAATCAATTGCCCGCTTACGCCAATTTTCGCCTTGAGCGAATCCACACGGTCGCGCAGGTCTGCCGCGTAATCCGAACCCAGTACAACCATGTCGCCTAGTTCGTCCACAACGAAATCGCCAACGTCATCGACCCATAATGTGTTATCCTGACCGACAAATTTCCCTCGGTAGCTGATATTGTGGCGCTTGGGCTGCCGGCGTGTTGCGCCGAAATAATCAAACGTTCCGCCGAGCGAATCAATGATTGTGCTAGGCACTTGACCGACGCCGAGATCATCCTCTGGCAGATATTCGGGTAATGTCACTCCGTCGAATGAGTGCAAACGATAGGGCATTAGCGCAATCCCACCTGCCGCAAGCCAGCCCGGAATAAACCGGTCGTTGTGCCATTCGCTACGGCCTGCTGATCTGGATTGCCATACCAATTATTGATGATATGGACTGTCGTACCTCTACCGCTATCGACATAAGCGCCAGCCGGCAACATGACCGTTTCTGGCCCATACTCGCCTACGCGATACCGACCGCTGCGCATTACTGGCCCGCCAGAGGCAAAAGCGCCGGTTCCGCCACCGCCTGGGCCGCCTGGTGGTATTTGCGCAACTCGACCATTGATTAGATCCAAAAAGCGTCGCCACTGTTCGGCAACTGTTCGATCGAATTCCTGCGAGCGTTGTGTCCATTCATTTCTCAGTTGATCAAGACGCCCCCAGTCGGCAGCAAAAAACGCCTTAAACATCTCGGCGGCGATAGCTATCATGTCGATCAAAATGCGGACTTGAGTAATGATTGTCCCAACTGTGGCGGCGACGATCCCCACGAATTTCATAACAGCGCCGACCATGCCGCCTTGTTCTCCGACGCCTATACCTAACGCCGCGAGTAATCTCCCGACCGCCTCTCCGATTAGTGGGACTTCTCGCTCAATTGTTTCTCGCAGCTCCGTAAAGCGCTGAGCCATTAGCGGGAAGTTTTCGTCAAAATCCTTTTTTGCGCCTTTGATAAAATTAGAGAAGGCATCGATCCACGGTTTCAGTTGTGGTACATTTTCCTGAATCCATGTGTCCATCTGCACCCACAACTCGCCCAATTTCTCCATCACTATTGGCATTGCATCCTTAATCCACTGCCAGGCCAGCCGGCCCCATTCGGCTAGTCTTGCTTTCCATTCCGGCAGTTTATCTATCAACCATTGCCAAAGTGCGCGTCCCCACTCCTCTAGTTTTTCTATTGCGATCGGCGTCATGTCCTTGATCCATTGCCAAGCAGCCTGGCCCCACTCCAACAGCCTGGCCTTCCAGGTCGGCAGATGATCCAGTATCCACTGCCATATCGACCGTCCCCATTCTTGCAATTTCTCTATCGCGATGGGGGTCATATCTTTAATCCACTGCCACGCCGCGTTACCCCATTCAAGTAGCCGGGCTTTCCATGTTGGAAGATTGTCTAAAATCCACTGCCAGAGGGCATTCCCCCACTCAGCCAATTTTTCCAGTGCAATGGGCGTCATGTCTTTAAGCCATTGCCAAGCGGCGTTACCCCATTCGAGTAGTCTAGCCCTCCATGTGGGTAAATGATCTAGTATCCATTGCCATAAAGCATTGCCCCACTCGGCCAGTTTGTCTATGACGACCGGAATAATTTCCGCGAGCCACCGCCACGCCGCCACGCCCCACTCTTTTAGTTTTTCTGTCCAGGTCGGCAGTTGAGCGCGGATATATTCAATCAGAACAGAAAATACCTGCTTGCCAGCGTCTCTTAGCTGATTCCAGATGGCAATCAACGCGTCGCCAGCCGACATATTCCCCGCGACAAAATCTAAAACAATTTGTTTTAGGTTTTGAAACGCCGGCATTACGATAGATTCTAACTGTCCCCAATTTTTCACAATAGCTACGCCTACAGCAGTCACTGCCGCCACCGCAAGTCCCATCGGACCGAGCAGCGCTGTAGCGAATTTAATCAGCGAGCCTATAGAACTAACAATTATGCCAAAATAAACAAGCACTGGTCCGACTGCTGCCGCTAGTGCAGCAAAAATCACAATATTTTTTTGCACTTCTGCCGGTAGATCGCCAAACTTCGCGATCAGATCAGCAGCCCCGTGCACCATCGCAGCCAATTGTTCCAACCAGGGAGCGGAGGCTTCAATCATCAGGCTTTCAATCGTGCCCTGGAAATACTCGATGGCGCCCGCTAATCCTTTGGTGCGTGCAGTTGCTACCTCTTTGGCTGCGCCGTCCTTTGTCACCGCTGCCAACATTGCGTCAAAGCCTTCGACGCCAGCGGCCATCAATGGCACCATCGCCTTCATGCCGTCGCTAAGGAAAATCGTATCTAACGCCGCCAGGCGTTCTTGTTGTGACAATCCGCCGAGTTTGTCATTTAAGATGGCAATGATGTCGCGTAGAGGCTTCATATTTCCCTGAGCATCAAAAACGGAGATGCCCAGCTCGTCCATCAACTCTCTAGATTTTTTCGTTGGCCCCAAAAGCTGCATCATTGCATTCTTCAGGGCAGTACCAGCGTCGCTTCCTTTTAGGCCAACATTGGTTAGAATACCAAGCGCAGCCGTTAAATCTTCGGCTCTTTGACCAGATGCAGAAAATGCGGCGCTTGCTTGCTGCATTCCAAGCGCCAGATCACCAATATCAGCAGATGACGCATTGGCCGCCGCCGCCAGCATGTTAGCGATCCGGGAACTCTCTTTGGCCTCTAGTCCGAAAGCATTCAAAACACCGGCGGTCAAGCGCGCCGCTTCCGCCAACTCGACATTGCCCGCCGCCGCCAGATCCAACACGCCAGGAATAGCAGCCATTACTTGTTCAGTTGACATGCCGGCTTTGGCTAATTCCAGCATCCCCTCAGCGGCTTCGCCTGCACCAAAAATGGTATCCTTGCCAAGCTGAAGCGCCTGATCACTCATGGCCCTCATTTGCTCGGTAGTTGCGCCAGTCACCGACTGCATCACGTTCATTGTTTGCTCGAACGTGGCAGCGGTTTTTAATGCGGTTTTGCCGACAGCAACGAGTGGAGCCGTAACTGCAAGAGACCACTTCGTACCCAAAGCGGTTATCTTGTCGCCGGCATTCTGCATTGTGTCACCAATGCCATCGACAGCGCCGGACAGTTTTTTTAGTTTACTGGTGACATCTGTTATATCACCGAGTACTCGTAATGTGAGCGTATCAACGGATGCCACTATCTACCGGCCTTTGGCGATCTCTTGAGCATTCCTCGCATTGACGGCCTCGCTAATGGCGCGGAATTTCATCATGAGCGATTGGGCTTGTCTTTCCTGCCACCAGTCAGGCATGAAATCCTCGAAATCGTATGGCTGCGGATGCTTTTTGGGATCTCGATTTGCATTGGCGATCAGACTTGATAACATTGCGAATCGATAATCATCCCGCGCGCCTCCCAGTGGCTCTACTTGAGAAAATGCCATCCATTCCAAAAACTCGCCATACGCCATTCGTGCTTGCAGTTCGGCAACGGTACAGCCGAACTCAAGCGCTAAGACGAACCAGAATCGTCGCTCTGGTTCGTCTGCGAGTTTTTTTTGGCAGCTTCTAACGCCTTTTGGTTTAAGCCAGTCAACTCCTCCGCAGCGTCAGCCAGGTGATCCAGCACCGTGTAGCTTTGCTTCATCAGCGCCGGAATATCGCTACGCTGCATCACCTGATTACCGTCTTCGTCAACCCAGGCAAAGCAAACGACGGTCGCGCGGAACCGCATCAGCGCCTTACCGTCTTTTACGGTCTGTGTCCCTTGATCCATCGCCTTCAGCGCAATTTCTTGCACCTCAGACACTTCATCGCCGGTCAACTGGCGCAAAATAACCGCGCCTTCCCATTCCGGCACCTCGATCGTAACCGTCTTGAGTGTGCGGCTGCTTAGGATGTCACGTCCTAGAATTGCCATTCGTCTAAGCCCCCATTATGCCCAGGTGATCGCGCCGGAAACTTTGATCGTCACATCCGCCGTCATTGCGCCGGCCAGGGGCAATGTTGGCGCAAATGCAGTCACGATACCGGCAAATGTCGCCGTGGCTGGTGTGGAATCGCTGAACGTCACGCGGAAGTTATTAAGTGCACCGGATGTCAAGAGTGTCACCACGCCACCGGCGGCGCTCGCGCTGTGCGTTGTCTGGTCCGGATCGTAGACAATGTTGAATGTCACATCCCCGCCATCCTTGAGTGTGCCGATATACTCACGAAACCCACCTGAACTATCCCGGTTGGTGACGTCGTCTGTCTCGCCGGTTAGCGCCGGCCCGTTGATGTCGCGGACCTGCGCTATCGTCGTATAGACCGAAGAAATTTCGACTTTGAGCGAAGCCGCAAACGCTGCATACTTTGCCATTATTGCCTCCTATGGCAGACCTAACGCGGCCACCGTAACGCTGGTTACACCGCTGTAGGTGATAACAGCCCTGCCGCTCGAATTGTTGAAATACTCAGGGGCATACGGCCCCAGGATCTTAGTTGCGCCGGCAGCCACTGCCACCACCACATTTGCCAGCGAATAGCCGCCAAATACGGTCGCCTGTGGCGTGACGGTAACGTCAATGGAGCCGCCGCCGCCGTTCGTGACCATCAAGATCGTTTTGCCATTGTTCGGCATCTGATCACCACCGCCTGCTGCCGCCGCAAACGTTACCGCTGTGCCGGCATCGTCGGAGGTATAAACTGTTAGAGTAGCCATAACACCTCATTCATTGGTGTAGTCAATCACGTTTACAAACATGGTGCAGACGATATAGGCAGCGTTGCCGACCTCGCGCGGCGCTTCGTCCACATCGGCAGTGACCTGTAAAACTGAGCTATCGTCACCGAACGAGCCAACGATTACGGTTCGGTCGCCCAAATCTGGATTCTCCATCAGTGTGCGACTTGCCCGATAGCCAACCTCGCGCGCGCGCTCGATAGCAGCATCTCGATTAACCCCTGTCAGACGCACCCAAAATTCACAGCGAAATCGATGGGAGACCTTGACCGTCTCTCGCGTGAACAACTCAGTGCGCGTCATCTGGCTAAACGGCGGAATCACCAGAGCGATCTTCGTTGATCGTATAGCCGGCTGATAGTCGTCTATGCTGCCTTCGTCCACATCCGTTACAGTGAGCAGGATGTCGCGCAGGGCCTCCGCAATCAGGGTTGGCGTGCTCATCTGACCCGCTTTCGATAGAAGTCGAGCATCTCTTTCAGGTCAGACGGGAAACCATGCGGCACTTTCAGTTGACTATTAGCATCGACAAAAATTTCAAGGACGCTAATATTTTTCTGTCGATAGAAATAGGCCGCCAGACGAATGCACATCTGCTCTACATCAGCCGGCAACGTGGTAGACCATCCCCACCGTCCGGTGATAGCAATCGCATCTTCGGGATCGCTTAGGTAAGTCCAGAATAGGCCGGTGGTAGACTTCAACCGGATTGCGTAGTATGGCGGTCGATTACGATCTACTAGGACATATTGAGCGCTGGTGATTACCGTACCATCGCCATTGGTGACAGTGGCTGGCGTCTGCGCCAGGTCTTCGTCAAAGTAGAGCGTGCCGTTGCAAGCATCGCGGACGGTAAAGT